CGACGACGTGAGCTGAAAAGGCGCGGCGACCGTTCCCGGCTCAACGAACTCGAACAGGAGTCGGCTCTGCGAGGCTGAGTAGATGACGCGATGCACCCAGCTGCTTTCCAGCGACAAGCGATCCGCGATCTCCTTGATGGTCATGAACCGGAAGCCCTGGGCTCCCACCGTCGGCCCGGCGGCCATCGCCGGATTCAAGATGATCTGGTGCGGCGCCAAGTTGAGCACCGGGGCCGCGACCGCGTCGCGCAGCGTGCCAGCGGGGGTGATGCCGTTGAACATCACGAACTCGAGCAGGGCCGACGCGTCGACGGCCTCCACCGTCGTCAGGTTGCCTTCATCGTTCACGACGTCGCGCTCGGTCGGGGTCCACACGACGCCGCTGAACTCCCGAACACCGTCCATCTCGAGCACGACCTCGTCCCCGAACGACGGGCGGAACGCCGGCGATCCGTGGTCCTCAAGGAGGCACCGCAGGACGCCGCGGTTGTTGCCGATGTACTCCACCTCCAGCGTCTGGTGCAGGACGAAGTCCGTGACGTCATCGCCGCCGATCGTGAAGAGCGTGATCTCGGACATGGCGTCAGGTGGCCGTCCGCACGCGCACGAAGTTAGGCATCCGGCGCACGACGGCGCTCGTTAGCGTGTAGCCGTCGAGCTCGACCACGATCGTCTGCTCCCCGCCTGGCTCGCCGACCGGCGTTTCAATGACCGCTTCCATCGGGCTCACGCGCAGCGTGTCGGCACTGAGGTCAGCCCCGAACCGACGGCCGTCGTCGTCGAGTTGCGCCCACTGCAGCGTGCCGGGCGGCACGAAGTAGGCCGGCTCCGGGAAGCTGCCTGGCGTCGGAATGGTGCCCGGTGGGCCGACACCGCCGAAGTCGTCGGGGTCTGTCGGGAAGTCCTCGCCGCCACCGGCGCCGCCTTTGGTGAAGATCCACTTCAGGCCCTTCCACAGCGCCGAGAACCAGCCGCCCACGGTCGACGCGATGCTCTTCATTCGCGCGGCCCACGCATCGCCGTACTTCACGATCTGGCCGAAGGCCTCGAAGTAGCTGAGCACCAGCGTGGTCAGGTCCCCCGACTTGTGCGCCTGGTAGATCCCGCCGATCGTCTCGAACATGCCTCCGAGCTGCGAGGCGAGTTTCGCCGCGCTGTCACCGATCCCCCCCTCGCCGTTGCCGAACTTGCTGGCGATCACGTCAGCCAGTTCCGCGACCTTGCCGACCACGGTGTCGCGGCCGAACCCGAAGGCGCCAGCGATCTCCGACCACGAGCTCTGCGTGCGGCTCACCATGTCCCCCGACATGCCGCTCCATTCACCGTCGACCCTGGTCCGCAGCGCCTGCGTGTCTCGCACCAGCGGATCGGCGATCTCGGGCTGGAAGCGCGCGACTTGCGCCGCGACCAGGTCAACGGCCGCCTGCACGCTGCTCACAACCGGTACGGTGAACTCTGGCTGCATCCGCGATGCCTGCCGCGCGACCGTGTCAATCGCCGCTCGGACGTCCCTGCCCACCGTCGAGCCCATCGTCCGCGTCGCCGTGGCGACGTCCGTAGCCGCGCGCTTGGTCGGGTCCACCATCACCGGCTTCAGCCGGCCGAACTCCCGCGCGATGAGGTCGATCATGTCGGGCACGAACGAATGGCCGACGACCTGGTCCTTCAGCCAGCGGAAGGTCTCGGCCACCTTCTTCACGTGGTCGGTGATGCCCTTCACGATCCCCGTGAACTTGTCGAGCAGCCAGGTCGCCACGCCCTTGACGAGCGCCTCGACAATCGGCAGCACGGTGTCGCGCAGGAAGGTGAAGATCGCGACGACGGCTTCGATGTGCGGCCGGATGAAGGGCGCCAGGGCCTCGACGCCCTTCAGGAACGCGTCCTTGAGGAAGGTGAGGACCGGTGTCAGGAGCGCGACGATCTCGCGCGCCGCGCGCGCGTGCATGGCGATGATCAGCTCGAAGCTGGAGAGGAAGAGGTCCGTGAGGGCCTTGACGAGCTCCCAGATCGGCCCCGCGACGGCGAGGAAGGCATCGCGGAAGAGCCCCCACCCGACGAGGAAGTTGTTGATCTCCTGCTTCGCACCGGCGACGAACAGGCCCAGCGCCGCCAGGAAGACGTCCTTCAGCCAGGTCACGACCGGCGCCAGCGCCGTGACGACGACGTCGACGATGGGCATGACGACGGCCTTGATGTCGTCGCCCCAGGCGTACCAGGCAGCCGAGAGCAGCGCGATCGCGGCGATGACCCACCCGATCGGTCCGGTGGCGAGTGCGGCCAGCGCACCGCCGATCGCGCCGAGTGCCGGCAGCAGCGGCGCGAGCGCCGTCATCAGCCCGCCGATCACAACCAGGAGCGGGCCGACGGCGGCCACGACCGCGGCGAAGGCAAGCGCGACCGTCTGCGTGGTCGGAGACAGCTCCTTGAACCACGGGACGAGCGTCTGCCCCACCCAGTCCGCGACCTGACCGACGAGCACGGCCACCTGGGTCAGCGCCGGCGCGAGCGCCGATCCAATGGCGACGGCCGCAGTCTCGACGGATCCCTTCATCTCCTCGAAAGCGCCTGTGAGCCCTCGCATCGAGGTCCGTTCGGCGGTCTGTGCGGCGCCGGCGGCGTTCTGCAGGCTCAGCTCGAGCTCACGGAGTCCGGCGGACCCCTTCGACACGAGCGCGACCATACCCGGCCCAGCGCGATCGCCGAACATCTGCATGACCGTGGCCGCATCGGCGCCATGGGCGCGCAGCGTGTCGACGACGTCGGCGAGCTTGAAGGTGCCGTCGGCGCTCTTGAGCGTCTCGATGCCGAGCGCCTCCATGCCGTCGCGCATGCCCTTCGTGGGGTTGGCCAGGCCGGTGAGGATTTTCCGGAGCGAGGTGCCGGCCATGTCGGCCTTGATGCCTGCGTTGCCGAACTCCGCGAGGACGGCTGCGGTGTCCTCGATCGACAGCCCGAATCCGGCCGCGACCGGCCCCGCGTACTTCAAGGAGTCGGCGAGTTGCTTGACGTCGATGGTCGACTTCTGCGCGGCGAGGGTGAGGACGTCATTGACGCGCGCGGCGTCTTCGACCTTCAGCCCGAACTGCGTGATGGTGTCGGCGGTGACGGTGGCTGCGTCCGCCAGCGACATCTGCGCGACGGTCGCGAGCTGCAGGACCGACGGGAGCGCCGCGATCGATTGCGCGACCGTGAAGCCCGCCTTCCCGAGCTCGCCGAGCGCTTCGGCCGATTCGGTGGCGCTGAACTTCGTCTTCGCGCCCCACTCGATCGCCGCGGCCTCGAGTTGTTTGAACTCCTCCGTAGTGGGCGCGAGCGCCGCGCTCACGCGGTTCATCGCCCCTTCGAACTCGAGGAAGGCTTTCGTCGAGGCGGCGCCCAGCCCGACCAGCGGCGCGGTGATGGCGACCGACATCTGAGTGCCGGCCGACTTCAGGCTGGACCCCATCTGCTCGAACTTCTGGCCGACGGCGGCGAACTGCCCGGACGTGGACTTGACCACGTCGGCCGCTCGGCCCATGTCGGCCTGGAACTGCGCGAGGTTCGAGGCGAGCTCGACCCGCAGGGCTCCGATCAGCGCGCCGCCAGCCACTGGTTTATGGTCCTCCCCGCGGGCGCTGCCGCCGCTTCGGCGTCATCCCCATCAGGGCCTGCCCCAGCATCAGCGCCCCACGCAGCGCCCGCTGCTGGGCCACGGTGGCTGGTGCGCGCTGCTGCGGCCGAGCCGCGCGGGCCGCCTTCTCTCGGACGCGCATCAGGAGTCGATCCAGGTCCGGGAGTTTCTTCTGCCTCGAGAACGCTGCCGTGTGCCAGGCCACGTAGATCGCCAGTTGGAGCGCGACCTGCAGCTGGTCGTGCTGACGCGCCGCGATCCCTCGCTTGACGGCCGCAATCTCGCGCGGCGTCCAGCGCCAGAACTGCTCCGGGCTGTAGCCCGCCGCGACGGCCGACGCTAGGAGGCCTTCCCAGTCGACACCGCCGCGACCCGAGGGCGGGCGGGCTTCCCCGCGTCTCCCGCGATCGCGTTCATCGCGGCGACAACCGCCTCGGTCGCCGCACTCAGGCCGACGTCCGAGATCACGTCACCGGCCTGCTCGAGCGTGAGCTCCGCGTCATGCCGCTGCAGGCCGACGTGGACGATCTGCCGCAGCATCCGCAGACTGGGTTTCGCGGCCAGCTTCTCCGCGAGCGCCTGAATCGAGTCGACCTGCAGCACCTCTTCGAGGGTGCACATCGCGTTCGTGTCGAAGCAGAGGGTGTGCCCCTGCAGGTTGACTTCGCCGCGTCGCGTGTTCGCCATAACGCCGTCGCTCACTCCTCACGTGGAAGATTCCGGGGCAGCCGTCGATTCGGCTCCAGCGGGGCCCGCCACCGCCCAGCCGCGGGCCCAGCTCCCACGCGGCCGGACGGACCCCAGGGGGATCATCAGAACTCGTCGATCGGACCGGTGATCTTGATCGAAAAGTTCAGCGTCGGCTTGTCGTCGATCCCGCCGATGTTCGGCTTCCACGACTTGACGTACCCGTCGAACTCCAGGCCCTCGGCCGGCGAGACACCGGAGAGCTCGATGCGCCACCGGTAGTTCGTCCGCTGCTTCTGGCGGTAGCCCAGACCGGTCGTGAGGTCCTGTGTCGCCTCGCCGTGGAGGTAGTTCGCGACGCCGGTCAGCTCCCCTGGCTCGATCGCGCCGGCGACGTACTCACGATAGGCATCGGCGCTTGTGAGGTGGGTGACCTCGATGTCGGCGGTCTCCGGACCCAACTCACCGAGGGTCGTGACTTCGGCGATCGGCGTGAAGACCTGCGGGCTGGCGCCGATGATGGCGACGCTCAGGGTGGACTGAAAGGAGGCTCGTGCGTTGGACATCGGTCAGCTCCTCGTTCGGCGAATCAGGGCTCCTCCCAGAGGAGGTAGTCCTGGGTGATGCGATAGCGCTCTTCACCGGCTCGCACGTCCGGCTCCGGCTCCGGGAAGTCCCGCGCCAGGTCCTGGATGGCGCCGCCACACCGCGGCGCCGGTGACGTCGCCCCCATCGGCCCCTGGTAGCCGTCGAGCCGGGCCTCGAGGGCGAGCGCGAGGGCTTCTGCGGCGGCGTAGGTCTCGGCATAGACGTCGAACTGGTACCGCCGGCGCGCCAGCCGAGAGAACCCCTGCAGCGAGTAGACCCCGTCGCGATCGACCCGCTGGTACCGGATCGCCGGCAGTGTCACGACCTGGGGCAGCCGCAACGGGAAGATCCGGTCGTCGAGGGCCGCCACGATCGCGACCGCCGCCGCATCCCTGGTCGCGTTGCCCGTCGTCGGACTCCCGAGCAGGAACGCCCGCACGTCCGAAGGGCCGAGCACGACCTACCGCCCCGCCTTCCGGGCGACGCGCGCCAGGCGCTTCGCGGTGCGCTCGATGGCCTTCCAGAGCTCGTCGCCGAGCGCGTCCCGCACCTGGTCCTTCGTCGCGTCCCAGGCCGGCCGCAGCCAGGGCTGTGCCGGATGGTGCGCGGTCCCGAACTCCTGGAAGAGACCCCAGAAGGCCGCCTCCTTGCCCCGCTTCGCGGCCCCGATGCCGATCTGCACGTCGAACTGTCGGTCGCGCTTCGGCGTCGACCGCACCGCGACGGACGCCTCGAGGTCGCCCCAGTCCACGGGCGCCGTCGCTGAGGCGAGCTCGGCGGTCGGCTGGGCCGCCCGCTTCATGGCGGACCGCACCGCGTTGACCTGGAATGCCTCTTTCGGCAGCGCCCGCAATGCGCGCTCGAGCTCGGCGAACCCGCTCACCTTGAAGGTCACCATCGACGGGTCCCATCACTCCGCACGCCCGGCGCAGAGCAGCTCGAGGCCTTCGCGCCGCCCGAGCTCCTTCACCGCCTTGACGTCGAACGCCCGATCGCCGTCCGTCAAGTCCTCGACCACGCACACCGGCGTGATCCCGGGATACCAGCGAATCCGGAACCGCGCACTGGTGACGGCGGCGATCCCCTGCATCTGCCACCGCTCCGTACCGTCCGCGTCGATCCGCTGCGCCGGCAGGCGATCGCGCACCGTCACCGGCGCCGCGACCGGCTGCCCGAAGTCGTCGAGCGTCCGCTCGGCCTCGGTCGGCGGCCGCGTGATCCGGATCAGGCGATCGAGCGCGCCCGCCGCGAGGTGCATCAGCAGGCCTCCCGCCACCAGGCGTCGAGCACGCGGTACGGCATCAGCGCATCGCGCACGGTGAAGCCGCTCTGCACTGGCCGCTCCCGTTGTGACCCGGTGCTCGTGATGGTGACGCCGCGGACGCGATACTGCTCCTCGGTAAGCCGCGCGATCACCTTCCGCAGCCCAGCCGGCACATCGTCGAACGACGCGCCATACCCACAGCCGAAGCGCACCGTAACCGCGTTCCAGACGCAGGCGGTCTGCGGCCACAGCTGCTCGTACGCCGGCCGGATCTCAGCCGGGTCCGCGAATTCCCCACGCGGCGCCCACACCTCGTACGCATCGGAGTCGAGCGTCTCGACCGTCCCGTCTGGCGCGCGGTAGGTGATGGCGACGTCCGGCGTCAGCGGGCTCCCCGTCCAGCGCAGCGGCGGATATGGGAGTGTGATCACCGCTGGAAAGCCAGGCAGGACGAGATCCCAGACCTGGTCGATGAATCGACGGTCCGTGACCACCTCGGCTTCCTGCCGCGCCGCGATTGCGCACTCGCGCACGAGCTCGGTCTCATCGTCCCGCACGACGTTGAGCCACTCCATCAGGCTCGAGCCGTCCGGTGGGGACAGCGGCTCGAGCAGGAACGGCTCGTCGGCCGGCGCGGTCACGAGCGTGAGCTTCATGCCGCCGCCACCTCGAGGCCCTGGCGCAGGTGCGCCCACGCGTCACCATGGGCTATTTCGTCCGGCGTCCACTGGCAGTAGGCCAGGCGCTCCAGCCAGCGCCGTCGATCGGGGCGCACCGGATCGGCCTGAATCGCATGACTCGTCACCGGCCAGGCCATCGACCCTTCGTCGAGCGCGACCGTCGGGACGCCGGCCAGCACCGCGTCGACGCCGGCGTTACTGTTCCAGGTCACCGCGACAGCGGCCTCTGCGAGCTCCTCGTCGAGGCTGCGATCGCGGCGCGCCTGCACCAACAGCGCCGGCGCGTGGATGGTCTGCCTGGCCTGCGGGTGCGGACGGAAGACGACAAGATAGCCGCGCGCGACCAGCGCGCGCGCGATGTCGCGCACCCACGCCTCGAGCTGCAGCCCGCGCACCGCGGCATCGCCCGGCACCTGCCCAAGGAGCAGCGCATAGTGCCCGCCGTCGCGCCAGGGCCGGAGGGCGTGCGACCAGTGCGCCGCCGCGCGATCGCTCGGCACGTCCTCGGTGTAGAACTGCGCGCGGCCGTTCAGGCCGTCGTAGCCCATCGAGACCCAGTGCGTCCGGTCTCCGAGGTAGGCCCGCTCCATGACCAGGACGCGGCCGCCGTGCGTGCGCTGGCCGGCGAAGATCGCCTCGTGGTGTACGCCCCAGCAGACGGCGAGGTCGCACGGCGTGTAGCTGTAGGCCGAGACGATCTCAGCCGAGAGCCCATGCCGCGCGAAGCCGTCCAGCGCCCAGCGCGCCGCCGCCGTCTGGTGGGGCGAGGGCCGCGCGAAGATCCGAATCGCCGGCGTCATGCGGCTGCCTCGAGGCGCCGCCGCAGCGGCGTCGGATACTCGCCCGTGTAGGGCCCGACCGGCAGCCGGCGCTGATAGATGCGCTGGAAGTGCGGCATCGCCCGCCAGTCGGCCGGCCATTGCTGGATGGCCGAGGCTTCTGGCTTCGCCCACTTCAGGTGCACGAAGGCGGGCCCCGCGATCGTGTGCGTTGGCGCAGGCGCGGTGAACGTCTCCGCGAACCGCCCCTGGCGGTAGCGTACCGCCGGCGTGACACGAAAAACGCCAGCCGTCGGACAGTGCGGGTGGTTGCCGACCGCGCGCGCATCGTCGACCAGGTCCACGCCCGCGAACGAGATCCGGTCGTGCCCCGCGTCCAGGAGCGGATGCAGTTCGTCGCCGAGCCAGTCCATCGCCACCATGTCGCCGTCCCACTTCGCGACGTGGGTGCAGCTCGTGTGCGCGAGCGTCCAGTTGTAGTAGTAGCTGGTCGCGTGCACGGAGATCTCGGGGCAGCGATCATGCCCGGGGCCCATCGGCCGGAGCTCGAAGGGATACGGGAGGACGCGAATCGCGGCGCCGAAGCCCTCGAGGATCGCCGGCGTCTCGTCGTCGCAGGGCTGCAGCGCGACGACCACCTCGTCGCACCAGCCGAGGACCGATTCGATCGCCGGCGCGATCCACGCGGCCTCGTTGCGGACGCGGAACATCGCGGACAGGCCCGGCTGCCGGACCTCCCGCAGTGGCCGGACGTCGAAGGCGGCGTGCCCTTCCTGATTACGCAGCCACACGGAGGAGCGCCTCCTCGAGCGCGACGTGCGGCCACACCGAGAGGGCAGACCCTGGGGTGCAGTTGAGGACCTCGATGCGGCGCTCGGCGAGTGCCGGCGCGAGCGTCGGAAAGCACTTCAGGAAGAGCGCGAAGGGCGGCTTCGTGTCGACCCGCTCTTCGTACGACGCGTAGTGCGTGCGCCCACCGACGGCCCGCATGTCGTAGCCGAGCAGGAGCATACGCGCCACGCCGAGGTGCGCGGCCAGGTGGATCGCCTGATACCCGCCGTTGCAGCCGGTCCGGAGCGCGGTCGGATCGGGGTCGAAGCCCTCACGCCCCGTGTTCCGGTAGACGAGGACCCCGCGCCACTTCCCGGCCTTCGCCTCGAGCGACACCTTCACCCCAGGGAAGTCCGGCGCGCCCTGCTCCCACTCCCACCAGCGAGCATCGCAGGCGTAGAGCACGTCGGCCCACGGGGCGAGGCGCCACGTGTTGTTGATGGCGATCACCCGCACCCCGGCTTCACGCACCAGAGCGAGCTGGGCGTCGGTGAGGCTGGGCCCGGCGCCGAGGATGGCGACCGTGGCCCCAGCCCACGCATGTGCGGGAAGCGCCTGGGACATGGAACCTGGGACCTACTCGATCGTCTCCGCCGCGATCGATGTCGGCGGATACCGGTGATCGAACACCTCGATCCACGCGGCGAGCGGCGTGCTCTCCGCGGGCGATGGCACCGGGGATCCGTCGGTGACCGTGACGACGAGCTTGACGAAGCAGAATCCGTTGTTGACGTCGAGCTCGTCGCTCCGGCAGTTGATCTCGAGGAGCCCGTTGTCCTCGCTCGGGCTCGCGGCGCCGACGGGAGCCAGGGTGCTGGCCTTACCGGTGATCGCCTTCTCGCCCGTGCCCTCGGCGTCCGTCGCCTGCAGGAGCGAGGCGCCGACGATCTGCCCGGCGCCGATGACGCCGTACAGAACCCGTGCGAGCACCGACCCGACTTCGTCGAGCCCGACATACGCGGTCTGGAGCGTCGGCGGGGACTGCACCCCCGCAGGCGACGCATGCGGAAAGACGGCGGCCACGATCGGCGCGCGCGTCGATGGGAGGATGTTGGGCGTTTCCATGCGAGCTCCGATCTCCCCTACAATGGCGGTCCCGACTGCCTCAGTTGACGGAATCGATCGCGCTGTCGAGCGAAGAGGCGTAGCGGTGATCGAAGGCCTGCAGGACCCCGGAGACCAGCGCCGCGGCGCCGGAGACCGTGATCGTGAGGCGGACCCAGCGATAGCCGTTGTTGACGTCGAGCTCGTCGCTCCGGCAGTTGAGAATCGCGCCCTTGTTGCTGTCGCTGCCGGCCTGCGTGAGCGCGGTGATGGCCTTGCTGGTCACGTCGGCCGCCGATCCCCCATCGCTCGTGGTCTGCTCGAGCTTCGCGTTCACGACGCCGCTCGATGAGATCACCCCGACGTTGACGACGGCTTGCACCGCCTGCCGCGTCGACATGTCCACCCAGCCCGTCGACACGCTGGTGCCGGTGACCGACTGCGGCGGGATGAGGTCGATGGTCGATCCCCGCTTCGAGGGGAGCACGTTCGGCGTTTCCATTTGCGGATCTCCTTGGTGAGGGGAGAGCCAGCGCTCAGGGCTGGCCCTCGACCTCAGAGCCAGCGTTACCGCGCGGCGAGGGCGACGAAATGGCTCTTCGTGCTGCTCCCATACGCGGGCGACACCGGCGCGGACAGGAACGGCATGCCGCCGACGCGGATGATCCAGCGGAACGCCTCGACGTTGTAGTCGAAGAACAGGTGCAGCGAGCTGGCGCTCTCGAGCTCGCCGCGCTGCGTGGCGTAGTAGCCTGCCGGCGCGATGAACTGGAGGTCGCCCACCGATCCGACGGTCGCGCAGTGCTCGCTGAACATCAGCGGCCGGCCGACGATGAACCCGCCAGGCGCCTGGGCGATGCCCGTCGCGGGCGGCGTCCAGATCGTGTTCTCGCCGAGCCGCAGGGTGATGAGTGAGGGCAGCACGTCGGTGTTGGCCACCCAAACGGCCTGGCCGATGAAGTCCGCCAGCATGCGCGAGTACATCTCGGCGACGTTGAGCGCGGTCAGGTTGACCGCCGGGCTGCCGTTGTCGGTCGCCGCCTGCGTGACGAGGGCGCCCGCATTGAGCCAGCCCAGGGGCTGGCCTGCGCCGGTGCCGCGCATGAAGGCTGCACCGAGCTTCCAGCGGATCGCCTGCCCGGCGCGGAGCGTGAGTCGCGAGGCGAGCCGCGGCGCGTCCTGCAGGAGCTCACCGGTCGCGAGGACGAACGCGTACAGCTCGTGCGCGATGACCCGCCGCGGGTCGGTGACCAGGCGCGAGGGCGTCATCTGCGTCCCCTCGCTACGCCACCGCGCCTGGACGCCCGTCGCGCCCCAGGGCGTCGTTTCATCGGCGAGCAGGTCGACCGAATTGCTGGTCGTCGGCTCGCGCGTGATCAGGTCGAGCAGGGGATCGTTGAACGCGATCTGGTAGATCTCCTGCCTGGCCTGCGGCGGGACCATGTAGCCATCGGTCGAGCCCGTCTCGCGATGGAAGTCGGTCGGCGCCGCGCCCGGCTGGGGGACCGGCGTGGCGAGACGGGGGTCGACGGCGCCGCCGGGACGGCAGGCCGTCTGCACGGCGATCGCGAACTCGCCGACGTCGCGCCACCCGAGCATCGGGTCCTGCATCCGGCGCTCGTCACCGGACTGGCCGACGATCACGCGCCCGTGCTGGTCACGCTGCGGTTGCTGGATGGCCTGCCCGGAGGCGCCGGTGCCGGTACCGGTGGTGGCGATCCGCTGCGAGGAGACCGCCAGGTCGCGTTGCTGCTGGCGCTGCTCACGGTCGATCTCGGCGTTGACCGTGGCGAGCTCGGCCTCGATCGCGTCGTCGCGATCCTTTTCGGTCTGGGTGAGGTCGCGGTTTTCCTTGGCCGCCAGGTCGAAGATCGCCTTGGCCTCGGCGGTGAGCTTGGCGCGCCGGTCAAGCAGGGCCTTGAGTCGCATCGTGGTGTCTCCGTTGCGACTCTCAGGCGCCGTACACGCGACACGCGGGCACGAAGCGCCCAGGTCGCAGCAAAACGATTCTGC